AGCTAACCTTAGCTATCTGTGAACCTGCATTACTGAAGATAGTCGTTCCGCCCGAATAGCTCACCTTGCGTATCTCTACGCTCGAAGCGAACATCCTCGTTCTTGCGGTCAGATAATCTACATAGAGGTGGCTCTTACCATCATCGCCCATATAAAGGTCGAAGCCTTGCGCTCCGATGATGGTTCTGTCTGAAGGCGTACTATTCTTGTCGTGTATTCGGTCAACGATAACATCACTCAGATTGGCATCGCCATTACCATTCACATAGTTCTCACCATAGCCTAAGCTCAATCCGTTTATCGCCTTGATAACATCCTGCGACTTTAACCCCTTCAAGAATGTGATAAAACCTTGGGCTGTGTCGTCCTTGAGCTTGGAAAGGTATAACTTGTCGGTTATAGAAGCGTTAAATTTACCTAATCCTCCTGATGTTTCAAAAGAGATACTGTTTTTTACGCTATCTATAATCTGTTTAATATCGCTCTGTGTGGGTTCAACGCTTTCAGTAAGTTCCACGTTTACCTCTGCAAGTATTTTGCCATCACGCTTTACGGAATAGTTGTTTACGAATAACTCATGACGCACTCCGTTGTATTCAAGACAAACCTTTGCATTCTCATTTAGCTTTTGAGCAAAGTTTGGATGTTCAGCTAAATATATTCGTGAGAATTTAACAGAATAATTAAATTTATCCTCGTTATTTTCACTCATATATTTAATAAGAGCTTTATCAAGCCTTTTTTCAGCAGCGAGAGTTAATACCTTTGGAGGATTTATGCCTGTTATTACAAATTTATCTCCTCTTTGAGGTTTGAAATTTCCGTTCACGTTAGGCATTACAACCCCAAGCGTAGACGCATCTTTCTGTACTGCAATCCACACTTCACTAAGCATTGTGTTTTGGTTTAGTGTATCTAATTGTGCTTCGGTATCGCTTAGGATATAGTCGTTCGCATCTGTTCTTAACGACTTTAGATTGCCATCTTTATCTACACTAACACAATTGTAGCATTTGTTCTTTGCAGCATTCCAGATAACTCTTATTGGGAAAGAGCACGCAGGACAGCCTTGACAATCTATCATCTCTATCTTAGCTTCTTCTTCGAGAGCACTGCTAAAGAGATTAAAACCAAATTCTCCGCTAAACTTATGTAACTTTATATAGAAATATTGGTGTACATAGTTTCCGTCTCCGTCCTTTACATCGCTATCCTTACTATCAAAGGCAACGTCTGCAATCTCACCAAACAACTGACCTAATCCATCTGCTTGTATTACATCGTTACGTATATCTCTAATAGTAGGCTTAATATCGTCAAAAGAAGTACTTCCTTGGTGTGGGTTTGCATCTTTATATTTATTCTTGAACTCGTATTGTTTGTTTGTATTAGGGTTTAAGTAAATATCACGATACTCCTCGGAAGGATTCTCTATTGCGAAATAAAAGCGTTGTGCGCCACCAGTATTGCGATACACACTTGGCATCAGTTTATTGGTGGGCATAATCCATTCACGTCCACTAATATAAACTTTTGCAGCATCTGCTTCTGTAGTTGTATCTATTACTTCACTAAACTCATAGTAAGTGTAGACGGTAACAGAAGGATCGTTCTTTGTTACAAAAGTTACTACAGATTTTGCGAAAGGTGTGGTACTTGGTGCGACAACCTCTATTCCACTATTTTCGTATTCTATAATTCCTTTATCGTACTTCCAGTAGTATTCACTCTGATTTTGATAATCAACCTTTAGGCTACCTTGGTAGTTATAGTTGATAGCGTTGTCTACAGATATACTTCTACCTGTCTTCGATACTACCGTTATAGTCTCCCTAAGTGTTACAAGATACAAGCCTGCCTCGACACATTCGTAGACACCATTATATTTTCCGTTCCAGTCGGTTCTGTTACCCTCGTATTTATTATCTGTCTTTTTAAGGACTTCGATATAAGATTCAAAAGTGTCAGACTTTATGGTTACGCTATCTATAGTTGTATGTGATGTTTTTATTTCAGCTTCGTGTATTTTTGTTCCTGCCTTAGCGTTTATTACAAAGGTTTTAATTCGGACAAAACTTTCACCACTTTTTATAACAAGACCATTAAATGGCGTGTTAAGCTGAGTGATAGGTATAATACCTGTTGTGTCGCCTATTCTCTTACAGAATTGATAAGTCTTAGTATAGTCGCCACCTACATTCTTCTGAAGCTTTGATAATGCTATTGTTACTTGACTTTCTTCAATTAACGAAGTCTTATATATAGCTTTACCAAATTCATCATCGTTTGGATAATAGAAAGGTATATTGTCAGACGAGCCGTAGCCTGTAACCATATCAATAATCTTGTTATTGGTATTTTCTTCGTTAACAGAGATAAGTGCATCGTTGACTCCGTATTTAATAATATTGTTTTCGTCTGTTAGGTCATTCTCGCATTTGCCTACATAACAGGTATTACCCTTCCAATAATAGGTCAAGCCAAACGTGTTGTAAATTTCTTGCAATACATCTGTTATATATTGGTCGCTAAAAGATAGCTCTTTTATATCGTCCGTTCCATAGCCTTCAGTTATCTCTACATGATAACCTTTGCTATTTTCATCTTTAGCTTTTGGATTGTAAACTCCTATGTATGCCAAACTGCTATTTATTCGGTCTACAAACTCATAGATTGTACCACTAAAACTAAACGAAGTTTGGTTAGAGCGATACTTGTCAACGCTAAACATATCACTATCCTTTGCTACTGCGTCAAAGAATAGGGTATTATCAAGTATCTCTCTACGAGATACAAGAGTTATCTCATGCTTAAAAAGTAGGGTAGAGTTGTCTTTTGTGGAAGATGGTACAGATGTAACACAAAACTTCTCGTTTTCGTATTCTGCATATACTTCACTATATCCATCACGATTCCACTCATCGTTCAAACAACGAGGAAAGTAAAAGCTATCGGTAATCGTTGGAGTACCGCCCATACGTTTTGCTTCGTAGGTATAAGTACCCAAGATTATCTGGTCGGATGCAGAAGGGAAGGGTAGTGTCTTAATTACCTTTCCGCTTTCGTCAAGTTTATCGACTTTAAGATATAATAGTTTACTAAACATTGTTTACTCGTTGTTATTAACGTTCTGTTCTTGGTTCTTTAACTCTATTTCTGTCTGCTCGTTTTGTATACGCACCTCTTCGTCGGGAGTAGATACGGTATTCTTCTCAACAGCAGTCTTAGTGGATATAATGCCAGAGCCTTTTAACGTGCATAACATCTGATTCCACGTTGATTCATCAAATGGTTGCCAAGGCTTGAAAGAGGTGCTTATATTCATATCCACGAACTCAGTTATAGCTCTTGGGTTTTTACCATTTGCCACAAGTTGTTTTGCCAACCCCTGCTTAAAGAGTCTTGAATGTTTGCTGACAAAATTCTGCCATTCTATTACCGCATTTGCTGCATGTTCAATATCCAAAGAGCGTGTCATTTGAATTGCAAGTCCGCTTATATCTCCACTCGACTTAACATCTTTAGGAAGAATAAAGGTGCAACCGCAACCAATCTGAATTTGGTCGAGTATCGACTGCAAGAACTCTATCATATTCTGAGGGGAAGGTGGTGTTTTGAACTCGGCAGAGCCTTTTCCGTCTATGCTTGTGTCATTAAGAATAATTGAGCCTGCAAGTTTCTTGGCGGTTTCATTAAACTTACCCTTGATATACAAGATACCCCATCCGTGTCTTTTCTGAATTACCGCAAACAGATTGAACACAATCTCAAAGAGTTCTATAAGGTCTTGTACGTTATTCCATGGCACATTACCTCGTTTGGTAATAAGAGGACTTTCTGTAAAGCCGTGAGGTTCATTTAGGGTTATTTTCCACCCTGCTTTAACCTCGCCAGTTTCTGCATCTTCTACGTAGGTGTCGATAAGATGATAGTGATTTACATCGTCATAGGCATCTATGTGCTTAACACCATCTTCTGTTTGATAATATACGCAGTCCAACAAAGGCTCGCCATTATCATCTCTATGTGTGATTATCTGATAACCGTCCGCATAAGAGAAAATACGACTTCTAACCTCGTTCTTCTCGTTCATATAGATTAACAAACCAACATCGCCATAACTGCATTGTGTGGCTACAGCTTCTGTTTCTATTCCATCTTGGTTTGTGTTCTCCCAATACCACTTAAAATCAGCATAGTTCTTTTTCTGCTGTTCGCTTGGATTTGTGTCATGAAGTATATGCACTCGTTTGTTACCACAAAGCGACAAGGTTACTTTCTCCTTAATACGAAGTTGTAGAGCGATACCAAATCTCTTGAACTTAATCTCTTGATAACCCCCATCGTCAAGCTTAACACAGATTGATGGTAGGTTGTTGTCAAAGATTACATCGTGGCTATTAGGGTCAAGTTCTCTTGCAAATCGCTCCTGACTAACAATCTTTTTGCGAATGTTCGGTAGGCTAACTTTTCTACGGCATGATGTTCGTATCTCTTCGCCATCGCTACTATCATTGATTTCCACGCTGGCTACACCACGCAGAAAAGGCTTTTTGAGAAGCATCTTTTGTGGGTTTCTCAAAAAATCGTCTATTATATCCTGTCTTTTTCTACTCATCGCTATCTGTATTATGTATTTCTACTTTGGTTTCCATTGGATCAATAAGTCCGAAATGTGTGCAGCATGCTTTTTTTGTAGGCCAGTAATTGCACTCCCTATGCGTCATAGGGCAAACAATGTCGTGTTTGCTCGGAACAACGATGATACGCTTCTGTTTTTGCGACTCCTCCATTTCAAACTTATCGTTCAGCTTTACACGAATGTCAGTCTGCATCTTTATTGCATCTTTTGGTTCAAGGTCTCCTGTTTTCAGCAGGTTGTCTATCCTGTCGAGCATCTTCAAAAGTTCACCCTTGTTTTCCTCTTTAGTGATAGCGTTTGTGTCAACAATACCAACACCAAATGGCTCTAACACGTTTAAAAGCTTTTTGAAACGAGGTGTGTTGTAAAAATTCTCAGCCTCCTTTTCACTCTTACGATACGCAAGACGATACGCAAGAGTTTTATCCTCTAAAACATCACACAGAATAGCAAAGGCAATATCTTTCTCTGATACCGACTGCCAATCTGTTCTAACAGTATCTAAAACAATCTTAATATCTTCTTTCTTTATCATACAGCTTTATATTTAGTACCACAAGGTATCATCGTAAACACTTTGTGCGTTTGGGTTTTTCATCTCCTCGGATTCTTCGTAGTTTGCTTCAAAACCTCGTTGTAGTTCTGTTCCGTATTCCATTTCCATACATGGGTACATTCGCATAGCGCAAGGGTCTAACAAGTCCATTGAACGACCTTTGCCAAGGTTTCTGTTCATTTCTTTCTTACTCTGAAGCTTTCGCTTTCCGCTTGGTAGCTTGTCAAAACGAACTACAGCACATTCCTCCATAAATTCGTTCTGTACTGTCACGTCATACTTTAAGTTTTGGTGCGTATATATCGTGTTAGCGACACTATCATCAAAGCTTAACTGACCTCGCTTAATCATATAGCAGAGCCTTAGATAGCATAGGTCTTTTAACGACATGGCAGAGAGTGCGTACATACCCAAGGGTCTTGAAGCTGATATGTAAGGTATTGCTTCGGGGATATAGTCATTAAAGTATCGACCTGATGTTGCATCGTAAATGATATGGCTATCTGCAACTCCTACCTTTGAAGCAAATACTTTCGCTTTCTGTGCATTTATCCTTGGTGTTGTGTGCATAGCAATCTCGATATGTGTTACATGAAAGCCGTTCCAACCAAGCATTATCATGTTGTCTGTACCGTAATCTGCCAAGTCGATTGTTACCCATTTGTCACCATTAACTTGTGGATCGGAAGTGAATACATCACGTGCGCTCTGACTTGGTATTGGTAGGTCTGTTTCTTCCTCGGAGTCAACATTAAAGTTACCTTCCATAAGAGCTTGCGCCATCTTTCCACCAGAAGCAGCAACAGAACCAAGGTAGCCTGCGTTGTTTTCCAACATCTTCTTATTGTCGCCTAACTTACCTTGGTAGAATACAAAGCTTTTAATCATTACTTTGTAGTCATAGTTACCACCAATACTTTTCAGCTTACGGTCTATATCTATCTTGCATTTGTCATACACCTCTCTTGGTGAGTTTCCCCAAACTACATCTTTTACAGTTGGTCCTGCACAATAAAAATATCTTACAGCCCCATCACGTTCGGGAATAATAAATCCGTCTGTTCCGATGTACCAATCAAGGAATGTACGTGTCCAATGGCTTCTTTTAGGGTTAAGTGTTGCAAAGAACTTACCTGTAAAAGTTTTGCTCTGTCCTCTATTTCGGGTCATTACGTAAGAGAACACCTCCCAAGGCATTTCGGTCAACTCGTCAATAGCAATCATATCATACTCCCAACCTTTTGCACGCTCTTTCAACTTATCCATATTGGTATCATCCAAATATGTTAGGTCTACAAACGTGCCGTTAGGAAACGAAACTCTCGGTGAGTCGCTTTCACGAACCTTTACGTAGTCTGCACCGAATATCTGCTTGAACTTCTCGACAAAACCACCACCTGCCTTGATATTACCAAGTGACCTACGAGAAATCATTGCTCGGAAGTCTGGGTCAGTAAGCAATGGCTCTGCCATAGCCAAAACAAGGGCATAGGAATTGTGGGTA